CTCCCACACGTACCACTTGAATCTGGCTCATTTCCACGTTGCTTTCAAACAAAGCATTCCAAAAAGAATCTATGCCTTGACAAAAACTTTCTTGGCTTTCTGGAAAATTCTTGAATTTTTCCAGTCCAGGAATATCTGAATATCGTTGTTGATAATCTTCATAGGTCAGGATTTCAATTTCGAGCTCGTCACCGATCAAGTTGTGCAATTCTTTTGAAAATGCACGGGCGGTGCGGAAAAATAGTTCCTGTGGATAATGGGCAATAAGCCATCTGATTTTACGTGGTTGTTTCATGTGTTCTCCTGGTAATTAGGGTGCGAAAGACCTTTGGAGTATTTACCAAATAAAATCCAAACTTGATAAAAATTGGTGAGTTATTGTGTTGTTTTTATGGTGGGCCTTGAAAGAATTGAACTTTCACTCCATCGATTATGAGTCGATTGCTTTACCATTAAGCTAAAGGCCCGTGTTGCTAGTTTAACACAATCATGGCAAGGGCGTCAATAAATATCTCATCATGCGTATACTCATATCCGGTTGTAGCTTTACACATTGGCCCGAACATCCGGGCAGTCCAAAAAATGTGTGTTGGCCCACCCCTTTACAAAAACTGCGACCAGAATTTTGGATTACCAATCTAGCCGAACCCGGCGCAGGCAACCTTTACATAGCCAACAGCGTGATCAGGCATGTGCTAGAAAAACCTGGACGACCACATCATGTGTTGATCATGTGGTCGGGTGTAAGCAGGATAGATTTTTTGACAGACCTCACTGAACCCAGCTGGCATGCTCTGTTTGATCGCTATGGGTTTTATCGTAGAATTGACTCGTGCCCTAATACCATGGGCTATATTTTCAGTGGCGGCTACTATGGACCATGGATAGAAAATCATGATATGACCTCGCTGTTCAAACCCATGTACCGGATCAGCTCAAATCTCAGTCTAGCCCATAACAACTTGATTGAAATAGTAAAAACACAGAATTTTCTCAAAGCCCAGGGCATACCCTATCATTTCATGAGCTATGTAAACTACTGGCATGAGCAAGATCATTGTAGCCCCAATGGGGATTTTGGAGTGTTGAAATATCCCGAACTACAACCTTTGATCCGAGAAATTGACTGGTCAAGATGGATTTTTTCCGACGCACAACGCAATGGCATCTATGAAATGGCCCGAGACGCCGATGATTACAATGGTGATAGATTCCATCCGGGTGCAGCAACCAATCAAGCCTGGGCCGAGATAGTCAAACAAGCAATGGAGCAATCTTGATCATAATCTGATCAGCAGAAAACTTGGTCCAGTCCGTATTCATTATTAAGTCGTGATTATGGTCCACTATACTGCGGATTTTAGGTAGTATTTGGCTTTGTGGCGTGGCACACAAATATCTAACCTGCTCAAAGGCAGCTGTGTAACGATCTGCATCATTCTTTATCTGATCATAACTTTCATCAATAATACCGTCAAAGGTCTGGAAGCCCAGTTGTCTGAGATTGTGTAGGAATCGGTAGCCAGTGAATGCCACAAATAATCTGCGAGCTACCAGCACCTTGGCAGTTTTTTCGCTGAAAAAACTCAAAGTGTTGTCGTGATCAGTTTCGCACACAATGCTGTAGGCGGTGTTGTTATATACTTGTATGGGTATCACGTGACTCAAGGGTGTGAGATAACCGTCATACTTCACGTAGTCTGCGGTGCCAATGATGTCTTGTTCTGGAACACAACCGGGTTCCCAGATAAAATAGTCCTGAGCATAAAACTTGTTGTTGTTCCATGTGCCTCCGTAGGTCATGACAAATTTGTCATGTAGCTGGTGTTGATCCACTGCGGTGGCCACAAACTGTCTGTGTGGTTTGGGACTGCCCAGCAGAGCATCAAAAAATTTTGATTTTTCCGTGTAAGGCTGTAACTGAGTCAACTTGTCAGGCAACCGTTTGTACATCAGAGCCACTAGTTTTAAAAAATCTTGCCAGGGAATTATATGATCCTGCATGTCTGCACGATCGTTCACAGCTCCTGGTTGCAACCAATAAACATTGGGTCTATGGCAACGATGCCATATTACCCAATGAAAATTATGAAGTTCGCTTTCAAATACAAAAACCAAATCACTGGCTTCGCTGAGTGTGATCACTCGTTGTTCAAACGTGATTTTTTGTGTGCTTTCTAGATCATAGGTCTGATGCAATCTTTGTGCTGTAAATGCCAATTTAATCTGCTCTGGTGCTTGTTGGTATTGCTCGAAATTGTGGTAGATCGTGTGTGCATGTGTCAACCCTAGTTTTGGGAGCCACTCTAGATCAATAATTTGACTGTCTGAATATATGGCAATCATTTCAGTAATTATCTAAAAATTTTTGTAGGTCGCCATACAGGTTGACCATGACAGCTTCTTGGCTGCCAAAAAACACAATTTTCTTGGGTATGCCTTTGGTGGCCGAAATATAGTAAGGCATCTGCATTTTCCTATCCAAATCTAATATCACGTGTTGATTGAATGCCAAGGGATCCTGGATTGGCCATTCGTAGCGTGCCAGATCCAGTTGTTCGGTGAATGTTGTGTAACCGGGGCCAGTCAGTCTCATGCCACCGTTTTTTCTTATGTTGAACCACCAAGTGTGCATGGCTCGCTTGACTGTGATGCCTGAGTCGGGATCCAGTTGCTTTACCAACTCTTCGGTGAGTTTTCTTTTGTCTCGCACTTCACGGATATACCTGGTCGCCGGCACGAAGCAACACCACCGTGAACCGATCGGTTTTGAATTGTGTGTTGAGTTTCTTGGCTAGATTTCTAGCATGTCCGGGATTTGAGAAACTGACCTTTTTGTATTTGGGTCCTGGATACTGCACCAGGAGATTGGATGTTTTGAGATTGATGGGCTTGGCATCATAGAACACGGCCCACACACCTTCACTGGCCAGGACCTGCTCAGTCTTGTAGGTGCTCTTGTTTGTTACTTCGATCAGTACTGTGGGTTTGGGTCGGCTCATCAATAAACTCCTACATTTATTTATGCCAAAATATAGGTATATTTTAGAACTTGCCGCCGCCGATTTCCACCTGTACCACTTGGTCGTTAATTGTTTTTGCTGTGTGTTCTTGTAGATTTTGCAGTTGTATCAACAAGCGTGTAATATCAGCGTGCAAATCCTTGGCTTCAGTCATGGTCATTACAAAGTCTCGAGCCCCACGAGCTTCGTGGCCTCGCACTCGATCAACGAACTTCTGTATGTGTATGGTCATTGGCTTCAGTTTCAGAATGGAATGGTCCAGCGTGAGAATATCGTTGTAGCATGATCAACTTAGGGGACAAAATCGTGCTCCAGTTACGGCCTCGACGCACACGGTACCATCCTGCGGCAAACCATGATTTGCTCTTGGCAGTCTTGGTGTATACCGGCAACTGCTGTGTTACATCCCACATGGGATTATATACTCGACCACTGACCGGATATCCATGCACCTGGTTCACAGTGACTTTGGGTTTGGCTGTTTTCACAGCAGGTTCAAATTCAATGTTGGCACGTTGCGCGACCATTTTTATGGTCTTGAACTGCGCAACTTGATTGTTGATCTTGACTTGATATCCTCCGGCACAGGCTTCGATATTGCCGACCTTGCGATTGTTTTCTTGCAAGATCCAAAATTGTTTGTCTATCACGGGTTTAGCTACTAGCATTCAACACTCCTTTATATGTTTCATTCATCCAACGGCCGAAGCTGTCGGCTGATTCGGAACACTTGTTCAGTTCATACTTGCCACAAAACTGCATGAACCGCACTCCCACCTGACCCACATCCTTGTGACTGATCTGTTCACGTATGGTCGCATCCACTGTGGCTTTGACGTCCTCGGGTTGCGCTGTCAAATCAATCAGGGTCCTGTTGCGTTCATAGTCATCCAACACACGATGTTCTACACCGTCGGGATCTGACCAGCGTTGCAACATCATGTTGTTCCAGTTGTAGCCTTTTTTGTCTTTGTCCGCAAACGCTTCCTGGAGTCCAACCTTGTTCTTAGTTCCTTTGGTCCTAACTCCTGGAAAAGCTGAGAACACATTATCGCTTGAGTCACCTCGCATGCACTTTTCGAAAAGTAACCACTGTGGATCGGGGATGGTTTTTGCTTCTTTGGTTTTCTTGTCGATGACCGGCTTGCCCTTGGCATCAAAAATTCCTTCAA